AGGACGCGGAGTTTTCGGACGCTGTGGGAAAAGCCGAGGCGGAGGCCGAAGCCGAAGCCGTCGCCGCCGTGCGCGGCAACTTCCACGCCGACCGCAACTCCCAAACCGCTTGGCAGTCCGCCGCGTGGTGGCTTGAACGCCGACGCCCTGACGACTACAGACAACAGAACGCGACGCAGTTGTCGGGGAACCTTCAACTCGGTCTCGCCGAACTCATGCGCCAAGCGCGCAAAACGAAGAACGCCGCGCGCGACGCTGAGTCGCCGCCGCCTGCCTCCGAGGTCTAACGATGGCAACCACCTACGGCGATCATGTCGCGCTCGTCTCCGAGACCTTTACGGGGAACCTGACGAACGTTCTCACGCCTTCGAGCGGGAAGCGTCTCGTCATCACCGGGTGGTCGCTCACCTGTTCGGGCAACACCGCCGCGTGTCAGGCGACGATCGTCCTCGGCTCGAACTCGCACGCCGCGACGAAGTTCCCGATCGCGGGCACGGTCGCCGGATCGCCGCTCCTCCTCTGGACGGTGACAGGGATCCGCATCAACGGCGCGGCGAACGAGGTGCTGAAGATCAACGGCGGCGCGACAGGCGGCGTCCTCGACGGCATCATCTTCGTGTCGGAGATCTGATCCGATGGGCGGCGGAATAGCGACGACCTCGGTCTACGGCGATCACGCGTGCCTCGAACAGATGACGTTCGAGGCCGACACGATCGTCGAGATCTACGCGCAAGAACACCCGCGCGTGCTCATCGTCTCGGGGTGGTCGCTGACCGTCTCCGACTCGTCGGCGGACGCGTGCCCGCTCGCTCTGTGCTACGCCGACGGGACGAAACTCTTCGGCACGATCATCCCGCTCCAGAAGACAACCGCAGGCGACTACGCGAGTCCGTGGACGATCACGGGTCTACACCTCACGATCCCGGCGGGCGTCGGTCTCGGCGTCGTCGGCGGCGCGTCAGGCGCAACGCTGAACGGCGTCGTGTTCGTCTCCGAGGTTCTGACGTGAGCGGCTACGCCGACGCGGTTCAACGATGCCAAGCGCGAACGGTGTTCGACGCCGTCTCGCTCGACCCGTCGTTCTTCGCGCAGTCGGTTCTCGGATGGACGCCTTGGTCGCGTCAACGCGAGATCCTCAAGTCCGCGCGCGAACACCGTCGGACGCTCGTCATGTCGGGACACGGCGTCGGGAAGACCCGCACCCTCGCGTCCCTCATCTGCGAGACGATGGTCACCGAGCCGGACTGCCGCATCGTCTGCATGGCGTCGACGTATCGCCAAGTCCACGACGCGCTATGGGGCGAGGTTCAGAAACTGTATCGGGACGCGCGGCTCCCGCTCGGCGGTCGCATGGGCGAGACGGACTGGACGCTCGGCGACGGCTCGCGCGCGTCCATCGTCGCCGTCGACGACCCGACCGCGCTTCAGGGGATTCACTCGCGGCGCGTCCTCGTGATCGTCGACGAGGCCGAGGGCGTCGATCCTCGTATGTGGGGCGCGATCGACTCGCTCCTCTCGTCGGGTGGCTCGTCGCTCGTCGTCGCGTTCAACCCGGTCACGCCGTCGGGCTACCTGTTCGACGCGCACCTGAACCCGCAACGGTGGAACGTCATCAAGGTCTCCTGCCTCGAACACCCCAACGTCGCGCAGGGCGAGGAGATCATCACGGGCGCGGTCACCCGTGAATGGGTCGAGGAAGTCCGGGCGCGCGAAGGCGAGGACTCGCCGTTCTGGGCGTCGCGCGTCTGCGGTCAGTTCCCGGCGGCGGGTTCGGATTCGCTCGTGTCCGTCTCGGAACTCGAAGGGACGGAGGACGTCGCGACAGGCGTCCGCGAACCGCGTCGCATCGGTCTCGACGTCGCGCGCATGGGCGGGGACGCGAACGTCCTCGTCGTCCTCGACGAAACGCGCCGCCTCGTCGCCGTCGAATCGTGGCGCGGCGAGGATCTCATGCAGACCACGGGACGACTCATCGACGCGATGCGCCGTCACGGCGTCGAAGGCCGGAACGTCTGCGTCGACTCGTGCGGGATCGGAGCGGGAGTCGTTGACCGACTCCGCGAACAGAACATCCGCGTGACCGCTGTCGACTTCGGCGCGGGCGCGGTCGGCGACTGGCAGACCCTCCTCGGTCGCGAAGCCGCCTTCCCGAACCGCCGCTGTGAACTTCACGCCGCGCTCCGCTCGGTCGTGCGCGCGCGGCAGATCTCGATCCCGTCGAAGTTCCGCGAAGTGATCGCCGACCTAGCGTCGGTTCGTTACTGGTACGATTCGCGCGGACGATTCACCGTCGAGCCGAAGGACGCGATCCGCGCTCGGATCCGTCGCTCGCCCGACTTCGGCGATGCGCTCGTGATCGCGCTCGGCTCCGGCTTGGCGAGGAAGGTAGCGATCCTGTGAAGGGGAAGATCCTTAACGGGCGTCCTGCGTTCACGCGCGCGCGAACCGCGCAGACGCGGACGAAGACCGTCCCGGGCACGGAGTGGTTCTGGCTCCCGCGTCGGCTCCTTCAGACCGAGGAAACGGTGTCGAACGCCTACGCCCAAAACGCATGGGCGCACGCGGCGATCAAACTCAAGGCGCGAATGTGCGCGAGCGTCCCGCTTGAGATCCTCGCGGGATCTCGACGCGACCGCGACGGCGAACCCGTGCGCGGCGACGACACGCTCCGACGCCTCATCGAGTCGCCGTCCCCGCTCATGTCCGGGCACGAGTTCATCGAGGCGACGTCGATCTACCTCGACCTGAACGGCGAGTGCTTCTGGATCGGCTACGCGGCGGACGGATCACCGCTTCGACGCGGCGAGGTTCCCGCCGAGATCCTGATCGTGCGACCCGACGGGATGGTTCCCGACATCGACCAACGGACGGGCATCGTCCTCGGGTGGCAGACCACGAACGCGAACGGCGAGGTGTTCCGCTTCACCGCCGAGCAAGTCGGACACCCGAAGGAGTTCGATCCGGCGAACCCTTACCGAGGTCTCGCGCCGATTACGCCCGTCCTCCCGTCGTTCAACTATGAACTACGCGCAACGCAGTTCAACAACGCGCTGCTTGCCAACGGAGCCGACCCCGGCGGCATCATCTACTCGGATTCGCCGCTGACGCAGGACGAGGCGACGGGCCTCCGCTCGCAGTGGGAAGACCGACATCGCGGCGCGATCAAGTCCGCGCGGCTCGCGATCCTCTCCGGAGGTCTCAAGTACGAGCCGATCGCCGTCACCGCGAAGGACATGGCATTCTCCGACGCCCTCGGTTGGGGCAAGTCCGAGATCCTCGCAGTCCTCGGCGTGACGAAGTTCGACCTCGGCGAAGTCGAGGAGACGAACCGCGCTTCCTCGCTCACCGCGAAGGCGAACACATGGGAGAAGACGATACTCCCGCGCCTGCGCCTGATCGAGTCGACGCTGTGGTCGTGGCTCCTCGAGCCGCTCTCGGCGCGCATCGGTCGCGACGTATGGGCGGAGTTCGACGTGTCGGAGGTCGAGGCGTTACAGGCCCCGATGACGGAGAAGGCGCAGCAAGCGCAGATCCTCGTCGCCGCCGGATACTCGAAGGAAGCGGTGAACGTTCGCCTCGGTCTCGGCATCGAGGAGGAACCGACGTTCGACGTCCCCGAACTTCCGACCGCCGGGACGCCCGACGTCTCGACGCCGACGCCCGCCGCGCCCGCGTCCGTCGCGGAGACCGCGATGAACGGCGCGCAGGTGACCTCGCTCGTGCAGATCGTGCAGTCGGTCGCGAACGGCGAACTCCCCGCCGAGTCCGCGATCGTGACGCTCCAGATCGCGTTCCCGACGATCTCCGCTGAGGAAGCGCGCGCGCTCATCGAACCCGCCGCCCGCGCCGCTGCCGCGCGTCCTGCGGCGTCCGAACCCGTCGCGCCGCCCGCCGCACCCGTCGCCGCTTCGGTCGCGCAGAATCCCGCGCAGGGCGTTGCGAATAAGTCCGCAAATATGCGCGGCGTCCGCGTCGGCGATCGGTTCACCTCCGAGGGGAAGACGTTCCGCGTCGTGAAGGCATGGAACGCGAAAAGCCGCGACGCGTCGAAGGTCGAGAAGATCCTGCGGGTCGCGATGCAGAAGGTGTTCCGGCAACTTCGCGCCGAGGAAGTCGCCGCCGTCGACGAGTTCTCGTCCGTCCTCGAACCCGCGCTCGCCGTGAATCAGACGCGCGAGGCGGAGACGGACGCCGAGACCGCGACGAAGGCGAACGACACGGTGACGCTGACAACGGTGACCCAACGGCTTCAGCCGCAGGGCGTCGAGTTCTCGTGGCCCCCGGCGTTCCTCGACTGGGTGAAGACCGCGCCGGATCGGTGGGAGGCTCGCGCCCGCGAGATCCTCGGACAGATCGCGCCGGAGATCGCGGAAGCCGCGTTGAACGAAGTCCGTGTCGCCATCGGCGGCTTCTCGGTCGTGAACCCCGCCGATAAGGAGTGGATCGAGGAAGCCGGGAAGCGCACCGCGTCGATGATGCGCGTGACCCGCAAGGCGGCGACCCGGTTCAACCAGATCATCCTGACGAAGATCGGCACGGACGGCATCGGCTCCGTGACCGACCTCGCGAAGACCGTCGAGGCGACGATGGGTCGTTTCATCGTGTCCGACGCGATGACGATCGCCCGCACCGAGACGGGGTTCATTCAAGAGCAGTTCAAGAACCGCGCCGCGAAGGAAGAAGGGTTCACCCACCACGAGTGGTCGGCGGCTTCCGACGCGCGTCCGTCCCATCAGGATCAGGGCAGCGTCCGCATCGGGGAGAAGTTCCCGAACGGTCTCCGGCATCCGTGCGAGATCGGCGCGCCTGCGGAAGAGGTGATCAACTGCCGATGCACCGCCGTCCCGTTCGTCGCGCAGGAAGAACTCGGAACCGAGTCGGACATCGAAGAGATGAACCGTCTCATCGCGGCGGGGAAGATCTGATGCCGATCACCGACTTCCCGAAGGCGGGCGACGATCAGGAGGTGACGCTGCGGAACTCGGCGTACCCGCAGTTCGACTACGACTACGCGCTCGCGCTCCGCGACGAGTTCCCGGACATCTGGAACAACGGAGGCATGGAGCGCGGGACGACCGCGTTCACGAACTGGGGCAAGGCGCGCGACGGCGACATGACCGAAGCCGTCGTCGAGTGGATCAAAGAGCGCGAGGCGTGGGCGGCTCGGCACTTCGGAAACAATCGGCTCCCCGGCGTGATTGCTCAGATCAAGTGGGGAGTCATCGGAACCCTCGGGGAAGGTGGCATGAAGGAACTCGTCAACGAGGCGAAGGCGCGCGCGCGCAAGGGTAAGACGTTCACCGCGAAGGTGAAGGCGTCGACGTCCGGCGACGGTCTGTACACGTTCGTCGGTTCGACGCCTCGAGTCGATCGCGCGGGCGAGACGGTCGCCGCATCGTGGGATCTCGAATCCTACAAGCGGAATCCCGTCGTCTTGTATCAGCATCAGCACGACGGACTCCCGATCGGTCGCGCGGAGGACGTGTTCCTCGACGGCGAACAACTCATGTTCCGCGTCCGCTTCGTGCCGAAGGAGATCTACCCCTTCGCCGACACGATCCGGCAGATGTACGAGGCCGGGTTCATGAACGCGGTCAGCGTCGGCTTCCGTCCGCTCGACGTGAAGGGCGCGGACATCCGACACTCCGAACTCCTCGAACTGTCCGCCGTCGCGATCCCCGCGAACGCCGACGCGCTCCTCGAAGGAAAGTCTAACGTGCGTCCCGTGTATCGGGATGACGTCACCCCGCGCGACCTTGCCGAGGCCGACGCGGTCAAGTTGAAAGCGT